ACCAAAAAAGATAGAGAAAAAATTATTAGGGAAATAGCCGACCTTGTAGGTTAAGCAGGTATTACCTACGATATAATAAACTAATAAAACAATAAAAAAATAAAAACCACAGACATTATAGTTGGCAGCGCGATGCCTTTAAAATCGGGAAGTTTAGACCATTTGCAAAGTGCGTATCAAGAACCATTGATTGATATCATTCAAACATTTGAGGCGCGTAATGATACAGAGGCATATCCAAACTATTCAACGCCCGTAATTATGTATGGCCCGTTCAATAATTCAAATCAAACAGTCAATGTTGGATGCAAAGAATGCAGACCCAACATTGAGCGCGTTGACATCAACATCACAAACCGCAAAATGGAATTTATATTATTTCATTGTGGCATCATGTATTGCAGTATTTGAACAATTGCAAGACTTGTTTAAGGTAGATTTAGAAACGATAGCATCATCAGCAGCACCAAGTACCCCACAATGGACACGCAACAAAGTGTTAGCATTTCAAACGGGCGATGTTGCTGAGTTAAACACAACAACATTTGTTATTGAATACCCAACAATCAACACCGCAAACATAATACTAACACGTTGCGCAGTAGTTACGGCACCAAACAGAACAGTGTTAATTAAGGTTGCCAAATCAGATCCACCCGAACCCGTAACAGTTGGTGAATTAGCCGAATTGCAAACCTACGTTGAAACATTTAATCCGGCGGGCATTGCGTTTACTTTAATTAATGAAGATAGCGATAAAATGGAAGTTGTGGCAAGTATTTACTACAACGGTCAATACACCGCAGTAATTGAAACCAATGTAGAGGCAGCGTTAAACAACTACATGGCTAACTTACCGTTTAACGGTAGAATTACAACTCAAGCGGTAGTTGATGCCATCCAAAGCGCAGAGGGTGTAATAACGGCATCATTAACACGTATATTAGTAAGACGCGACACCGTTGCTTATGGTGCAGGTGTGACATTGTTTAACTTAGCAACTGGAGTTGATTCGGTAAATTACGATACATACGCGGGCTATGTTGTTGAAGAAGATACTGCATCTCATACCTTTGCCGACACCTTAACTTATATTGTTCAATAATGAGCAGCATCATAAACACCGATACATTTGCAGTTAATTTCTTACCACCTAAGAAACGGCTGCCGATTTATAAAGCCTGGACTAAAACACTATTGACACCATTGCAAGTGTTATACAATACAATGTTTGGCACGTTCAAAGATGGCAACGTGGCAGCAGATTGGAACATATTAACAGCTTATGTTGTTGGCGATCAAGTAAAGTACATTGACAAATCAATTTATGAATGTTGGGTAGCACAAACGGGAGAATTGCCAACCGATACAGACTATTGGTTTAAGATTCAAGATAAGTTTGTAGGCATTGAGCCGCGTGTGAAGTACAATGCGCAACGATTGTTATTTGAATGGACTTTGAATGAGTGGTTTGGAACATCGTTTGTAAATACTCCAGGGGCAAGTGACATTTATATCGATACTGCGGGCGCAGATTTGGGCGCGTTCTACGTTGGATATACAACAACTGAAAGCAGCTTTGTAGTTTATGATGATAGCGAAGCAACGGCGTACATTCAAGCTGAGGACTTAGCAAGCGCGGGCGTATCGTTTAATATTAATGTGCCTGTTGCTGTTTGGACTGCATTAGCAACAACCAACGATGACAGAGATAATATAATTAGGCAAATAGCCGACCTGTATGTTTATGCAGGGATTGAATACGAAATTGTAACATATTAAGATATGAAAAAAATAAAAACCACAGACATTATTGTAGGTAGCGCGATGCCTTTAAAATCGGGCAGTTTAGACCATTTGCAAAGTTCGTATCAGGAACCATTGATTGATATTATTCAAACATTTGAAGCGCGTAATGATACAGAAGCATATCCAAACTATTCAACGCCCGTAATTATGTATGGGTGCAGATGGACTGGATTAGGTGTAAGCGAGGGCGTATTAGCATACGGCACAGAAATATACAGATGCCCTGCCGCGACTATTACACTTGGTTTTGGTCAAGTGGTTATCGGCACAATTACAACAACATACTTAACCGCTACCAACGCTGACCCTGTTGTGTTTAGTGATGCAACGAGTAATAATGTACATGAAATTCGTCAAATAGTTTGGAGTGCGGGAACAAGCGGTACAGTCGATTTTGATTTAGATGATTGCCTTATGTGGGGCAGATGGTTTGATGTAACTTATAATTCATCTTACATCAGTTCACCAACAGGCACATTAACATTGCCAGGGGGCGCATCTGATTTTGATGTAAAGTGGAAGCAAGTAGGTCGTACTATGAATATTGACTTCGATGTTGTATCATTAACACTTGCAACTGCAAATGCTAATTATTTAACGCTTTCAATGCCGTTTAACTCTGACTTTTTGCAAGATTATCATTCAACTTGCTACTTTATAAATCCTGCGGGTTCACCAACATCGGGAATTTGTTTAGTGACGGCAATAGCAGGCACTTCAGATGTTAGAATTACACTTGTTACAGGGCAGTTTGTTGTATCAACAGGCATTGCGTTTACAGGTCAAATCACTTGTGAGTTAGATAGGTTCTAAAACCTATTCTTACCATAATGCTCCGATAATATTTCTTTGAGCAAATAAGATTCTTTGGTGCCAGTCCTTTCGACCTCATCAAAGAATTTCTTTTTTAATTCCCCTGTTAAGTGCGCAGTTACGCGGGCTTTAGATGCTGTTTTCTTTGCATCAATATCATTCTTTGGATTAGCCATTGTCAAATATTAGTTACTAAACGGCACTAAATTAGTAACTTATTTTGATTATAGTGCAAATATGTAACCATTTTTGCATTATGAAAATCACAAACATATCTAACGAAGTTGCAACGATGCTTATTTATAAGCATATTGGCAATATTGACGATATGGGCGATGGCATTAACGGTGCTTGGATTGCAGAGGATATACAGTTTATCAACGATAACTATAAAGAGCAAGTAAAAACTATCAACATACGCATCAATTCAATTGGTGGTAGTGTTGCCGATGGGCTTTCAATCGTTAGCGCAATTCTTAACAGTGAAATACCTTGTAACACTTATATTGATGGCATGGCTTATTCAATGGCGGGTGTTATTGCTATTTGTGGTCAAAAGAAATACATGGCCGATTACGGTACATTTATGATGCACAATGCCAACGGGGGAAGCGATGATGAGGTGTTAAGTTTAATCACAAATTCATTAGCTAAAATATTTGAGCGCAATACAAATCTTACATTAGATAAGTGCAAGGATTTAATGGCAAAAGAAACGTGGATGACTGCCGATGAGTGCATGAATTTAGGCATTGTTGATGAGGTTATCCAAACTAAGAAATTAAAACCAGCGATGAACGCAACTATAAAGGAGTTGCACGCTATTTACAATAAAGTAATAATTAAAACAGAAACCAAAATGAATAAATTAACTGATTTATTAAAGCTATCTAACGAGGCATCAGAAGAAGCCATCGTTGAAGCGGTTAACGCTAAAGATGCAAAGATTGCTGAATTAGAAGCAAGCATTGAAGCACAAAGCGCAGAGTTAAAAGCGTTGAAAGATGCTAACGATGCAACAGTACAAGCTGCAAAAATTGAACTTGTAGAAAATGCAGTAAAAGAGGGTAAAATTGCAGTTGCAAGTAAAGAAATTTACTTAACATCTAACAAGTCAAACGAAGAATTGAAAGATGTGTTTAGCAAATTAACACCTGCTTACACTCCGATATTCGACAACGCAAAGAAGCCCGAATTAGTATCAGGTCGTGAGGCTTGGACTTTCAACGATTGGTCAAAGAACGATCCGAAAGGTTTGGCAGAAATGCAAGCAAATGACACTGCAACATTCGAGGCTTTAATTAGCAAACTACCAAGCAATCTAAGTGCAAACTACAACCCTGCAACCGATAAAAAGTTTTAATCATGGAAGCAATTTGGAATGCAAACCCAACTGTAAACATGCTATATTGCTTTGAAGATGGCAATTGCTTTGCAAAGCATGGTGATGCAGCAAGTCACGCTAAAACAACAGGCGCTGCATACACTGTTAAAGTAAGAGAAACAGAACAAGAAGAAACTAAACCAACCAAAACCAAAAAATAAAAAATGGCAACAATAAATAAACCATTCGGGGCAGCAGGTACACTTACCATCGCAGCCACAGGCACAACAGCCGCAACAATAAGCAACGATGTTACTTATGTTGAAACATTACCAACATTAACAGGTAACGCAACACTTGATTTAACTTTATCAAGTGAGTTAAACGCGGGTGCAATGTTGCATTTAAAAGTAAAAACCACCGCAACTGAAACATTCACTTTCGGAACTGGAATTGATGGCCCAGTTGTTACAGGTGCAGCAGGGAAAAC